AATATTTTACACAATCAAGTAAGGCGTCACAGTCTACTTGACCTAACATCAAGTAACGTAGTGACTTTAGTAGTTGTATATCGATTACTTTCTTCTCTATTCCGAAATCAGAGTACAGTTTGGGTTCCGCCATCTTGGATATTTGTTGTGAATGGTCTCGGTCAATCGTGTTAAGTCTACCAAAACATCTGAAAAAGAAGTCTCTGTAACTTCGTTTATGTTAAATTCTTCTTCCAGGACGGTGTGGATACTCCGACTAATTTGATTGAGCTCTCTTATTAAATTTCTATCGGCTTCGTCCGTAATAAAGCTTTCAGTCCAAAAAACTGCGACGTGTCTAGTCCCTTTCGTTACTTTGTTGACTCGGTGTTTTGTCCCGACTGGATAAGTTACTAAAGTGTTGCAAGGTAGTTTATATTCAATGTCCTCATTATTAATTGTTAAAATCAGTTCTCCTCCTTCATACTCTTCTGGGTCCGATAAAAACAAGGTACTTGCGTAAGTAAAAGAAATTTCAGTTCCCTTTGAAACATCTGCGTGATACTTATAAAGACTATTTTTTTCGTATTTTAAATACAAAATTGATCCGGAACTTTTTGGTGCAACTACATACTCACGCCAAGGGAGACTGTTTGATAATGCGTTAATAAGTTCTTGGTCTAAAAACTCTTTATCTATGCCTATGTACTCTCTATTGAATTTAAAATCAAAGTTCTTGGTGTTGCCAGTAAGTTGAGATTGTGACCAGACATCTTCGTTACTAAAAGACTCTTTGAATCGTGAAAGCTGAGTGTCACTTAGAAAATTTTTAATAATCATTTGATTAATTTAAGTTTGTAAGCTAAAGAAACTCTCATGGGTGCTGTTGCATCAGAAAAAGGCTGTGCCTTGTGGACAATCCTAGAAGGAAATATAACAGCCCTGTTTGGAACAGGGAGTATAGATAAATCTCTTTTGTATCCATCGACAAACACCGTTTGGCCTCCCCATTCCATGTCATATACTGGCAGGATGTAACTTAAAAATGTAAACATATCTTCTTCGTTGTCGTCGAAATGAAATTGAGCATTCTGACCAAAATTCATACCGTTAAAATAAACTCTGTCTAACTCAAAATCTAAATTCAGAGTTTTTTTAATTTCCTCTAATACGTCTGTGTTGAATAATTTTATATCTGATATAACGTTGGTCCAAAACCAAGATACAGCCCCCAAATCTCCAGTGCTTTTGTGACCCGGCTCCCAGTGGGTTGGGCTTTTGTCTTCTGGTTGTACGTACGTGTAAGTTCTGTCGACGTAGTCTACTATTCGGGCATATGTTTCCGGACTGAAAAAATTATCAATGATCTTAACGTCTTTTAAATCTCCATAGAAAAACTCTTCCTGCTTATCCATCGTCTATTATTCAAAGTGGTATTATACTGTCAGCCATGAAAATTTGCAAAGACATCGGAGAGACGTTCATATCAAACCCTGAGTTCTGTGATCGTATTATTGAGTTTTTTGAGTCGATGCCTTCGGCAGAAAAACGAATTACGGGAACAGAAAAGTCTATCGCTAGTAACAAACCAGATGAACATTATATAAAAGTTATGAAAGGTCGAAGAGTATTAGATACGAGTATTCATCCTTACAAGTGTATCGACGACGAAGAGTTGAAAATGTTTGTGCCTCTATTACAAGAGATAAAAGAAAATGTTAAGTTTTACGAAAGTAAAGTTAATGTTGATGAAATAAATGTTGATTATTTAGAGGGTTTTAATATTCAAAAATATACTCCTCCGCATGATGTCTACGCTGCCGTTCATTCCGAATGGAGCGAGCATAATAGAGTTTATTCTCGAAGAACTTATGTTTATTGTCTTTACCTAAATACGATCAATGAGGGTGGTGAAACTTCTTTCCTCAAACAAAAGGTAAAAGTCAAACCTGAAAAAGGTAAATTAGTAATTTTTCCTGCTTATTGGACGCACCTGCACAAAGGCATAAAAACAAAAGAGACAAAATATATACTCACAGGTTGGCTTAGTTGTGTGTTACAGGGAGAGACAATAGACGAATTGTTACAAGCAGATGCCTTCTATGACGTCATGAGAAAACCAAAAAGTTTTTTCGACGTGGGCGGTCAACTTCCTCCAATTCTTTAAAACAATAAAATGTTACTTACTCTCAATAGTTTATTCATTAAAATAGAGTCAGGTCGTACCATTGTTTATGGTCGATTCGGAACTGGATCTAGTCTTCAACCTTCAATGTTTACAGAAAAGGTCTGCTAGAAAACGTTTCCGACGAAGCATATTGGACGAGTGGCCGGAGTGTGCTTACTGCGGTCGTAAACATCCGACGACACTTGACCACGTAACACCCCGGGCAAAAGGAGGTACTCAAGACCGAAATAATCTTATCGGGGCTTGTGGAGCGTGTAATCTCGAAAAAAGCGACCTTGATTGGTTTGTTTGGTATCGAGGTCAAGTATTTTGGACACCAGAAAGGGAGGACAGGATTCTCAGCTGGATTAACCAGCGTGTAGAACCTGATCCTCCCTCTCCTGTTTTTGTTAATTGGATGGAAAGAGGAACTCTTTTGCTTCCAGAAGCTGCCTAAACCTGAAGAGGAACGCAGTTTGGAGGTCCGTGAGACTTCATTTTTCGGATTAATTTTTTTCGGTGATACCGATTTTCTGGTCGAGCAAACCACTCATCCATCATGACTGTCTCAATGGCTTCGAGCGTTTGTTCGCAAGTCATTTGCCAGTCGTAAGGACTGGTCGAAATGACCATTGCTAACACCAACTCGATCATTTTTTCGCGACCTTAGTCACGATACCAGCGATCATTTCGATAACTTTGTAGAACTTGGCGTAAATTTCATCGTCTTTTGGTGTGGGAGTGACGTTGACGATTGCCAGTGCCAGAAGGTGTGCCGCACCTGCAATACCGACGATATTTGACCAGTTTTCAAGAATAAAAGACATGACTAAAAATTAGATACAATATAAATATACTCCTAGAAGTGCGAACCAATGCCCGCCATTCTTGAACCGTGGAAGCCACTGAAAAGGGCAAACGTCGTGGCGAGATGAGCAAAGCGACTCGTGCAAAGACTCGAGCTAAAAAGTATAAGATCGAGCGTAAGAAAGAGCGTAAAGGCGAGGCACCTTCTCGCGATGGCCGTGACGAGCGGAGCACCAGCGGACGGCTCTAAATGCCGGAATTTAATTATCCGGATATACAGCTTCCGAAAATCAAGGATTTTCCGGAGCCCGTAATCGATTATTTGGCACCACTTCCACCGAATTATCCGGTGGTTTTGGTGCATTCTTATCGTCCTGGTAAAGCTTCAGCAGTGCTTCCAAAAGCAACGCCAAAGGGACCTGTCGAGGAAGCTGAACCCGAGAAAAGCGTTGCCGAAAAAATAGTCGATGACGTTGTAGATGCTGTTCAGCCTGCTCTGGACTCTCACACGAACGCCATCAGTACTCTTCGAGGTGACTTTGATGCGTTTGTAATTGAAGTAGAAGAGAAGGAAATCGAAGCTTCAGAGGTGGTCAACAGTGTTGCTCTGCCCGGAGGCATCGAGGTGCCTATACCTAAACCTGAAATTCTTGTAGCTGCAGGTACTACAGCAACAGTCTCTGTGGGCGCAACGTTATTAGCTACTTCAGTGTTTAAAAAATGTGTTTCTGCTTTGAAACCTGCCGTCAAACAGATTATTAATCGGGTTCAGAGGAAGCTTGGGAAGAAGCCGGTAAGTTGGAGTAGGCAGCGATTGGCACAACGTCGTCGCAAATTGCAGAATACGGTGAATTAGGGCGTATCATGTACCCTTTTTCGTACATGGCGGTACATTCCCTTATTCTTGTTAACAAAATATCGATTCTTTTTTGTTGAATTTTTTTTCTTCCTAGTTCTTTACAGATTTCTTGAGAGGATCCGTCGATCGGTATAGCAAAACTGACTTGAGCGCCATAATTTTCACTTCTGGAGTACTCCGGATGAAAGCCAGCGCCAAGATAAAAAGGTGTAAACACCACAGTGCCGCTATTGCAGAAATGCCCAGTTCCGAGTCCTTGTGTGCTGTACGATCCTTGATTGATTTGTACCGCGCTGTTAGTTACTGAACCGGTCGAAGATGCCTGTGGATTTGCGATAACTGTAGTCCCGTCGTTTGTCTGTGCAAAGACAGGACTACAGTTCAAAAATATTACTGAGAGAAGACACTTAACGAGGTTGTTGTGGATTCGGTTTCGATGGTTCGTTCGATGTCTTGCGTTTCGATTACACCTGCTGCTCGAGTGACGATTTCGAGCTGCCAGTTTGTTGCCCCGGAGTTCATCGTGTAAGTCGTCCCCGTGGCCCCGATAGCTGCACTGGGAGTAACGTTGTGACCCGTGACACTGCTGTACGCGCCGCCGAATTTTTCGATGGCAATCGTCTCGGTTACTGTCTGTTCGGTGGTTGTCGTGCTGTTCATCGAGCCTTGAGTAAAGCCCGGTGCAGTTTGTGCAAAAGCCCCTAAGGGACTCAAAAGGCTTAGAAAAGTAAGCCATAAGATTGTTTTCACGGCTTGGTTTTTTGTGGAGTATTCTCTTCTACTTTAGGCTCTTTTTGTTTCTTAATAGTATCAGAAGCACGACTCAAACCGTACCCAGCGAGCGATCCAGAAAAAATGGAGGCCACAAATGTGGGATCCATCTTTTGAAAATAACCCATGTAAGAAAGTGTTAATAACGCAGCACTCCAGCTGAGTACTGAGACTTTCACAATTTCAGCAAGCCACTCATATGAACGCTTGTTTTCTTCCCCGTCCATGGCTGAGAACTATTCTTCAGTCATATAAACTATAAGAGTTATCGGGAGTTTGTAAGTGGCTGAAACCGCTAAGAAAAAGCACCCTGAAAAGTGGGAGCGTGCAAAGCGGAAAGCCCGTAAAAAAATGGGCGGTCACTCTGCACGCGCTATGCAATTAGCGACAAAATACTATAAAGAAATGGGCGGAAAATATGAGGGTAAAAAATCAAGTAAAAATAAACTTTCAAAATGGAGTAAAGAAGATTGGCAGACTCGTGAAGAATATGAGAAAAAGAAAAAAGATTAAATTAAACCCATGCGTGTAGATCGTCCTTGGGGTTGGTATGAAGAATTAGCTTGGGGCTCTGGCTATAAAGTCAAGCGCCTACTGGTACGTTCAGGTTGCCAACTTTCGTTGCAACGTCACCGGCATCGGAGTGAAAGTTGGACTGTGGTTTCAGGGAACGGCGCGTTGCTGTGCGACGACCAGTGGCATACTGCAAGCCCTGGCTTCATGCTCAGTATTCCCTATGGCTCTGTTCATCGTGCAAAAGCAGGTAAAAAAGATCTTCTAATCTTGGAAGTTCAACACGGCGATCATTTAAGAGAAGATGATATCGAGCGCCTTGAGGATGACTACGGGCGTGCTGCAGATAAAAAACGACGGAAGCTTGTAAAAATCGCTCGCAAAGCTCAGGAGTGTGTGAGCCGTGAAGAGGCTCAGAAACTTCTTCGCAAAGCACGTAAAATATTTAAAAAGCTCAATAAAGGTGGCTGATAAAGCACGCGAAAAAGGAAGGACAGAGCGCTACCTACCAAAGGCAGCGTGGGCTTCGATGTCAAAAGACGAACGTAAGGCAACGGACGAGAAAAAAAAGCGGGCTACACGAGGTAAACCGGTAAACACTCATGTAGCCAACACTGAAAAAGCCAAACGGGCTGGCAAAAAAGCTCGGTCGTACAAAGCATCTAAAAACAATGGCTAAACAAGGACCTTGCTGGGACGGTTAAAACGGGCTGGCAAAAAAGCTCGGTCGTACAAAGCATCTAAAAACAATGGCTAAACAAGGACCTTGCTGGGACGGTTACGTTATGGAGGGAATGAAAAAAAGTAAGAAATCGGGAAAAATGGTGCCAAACTGTGTAAGAGCTAAGAAAAAAGCTCGGTCCTACAAGAAGTCGAAAAAATGACCGATCAAGCTTGCCCAATGTCTTCTTCTGAAAATAAAAAAGAAAAGAAGGTTCTTCATTTTGAGCGTCCTAAGACTCAAAAAGAAGCTTACTGGGAGGAGCGTTGTGAAAAAGATCCTCAATCTCCTGGTTGTTTGATTTACGACGACTAATCGTCAAAATTTTCAGATTTATCTTCGAATGCCCTGCGG